CGACCACCGATGCCACTTCAGAAGAAGGTGAAATCGTCGGCCAGAACGCTTCGGTCACGACCGGCGAAACCACCTTCGGTCAGGCCTCGCTGGACGTCTACAAGTATTCGTCCAAGTCGATCGCGCTGCCGTTCGAGCTGCTGCAGGATTCGATGTTCGACATCGAAGCCTACATCCAGACTCTGCTCAAGCTGCGTCTCGGCCGCATCCAGAACAAGCACCACACCACCGGCACCGGCTCCAGCCAGCCGAAGGGCGTCGTGACTGCGGCAGGCTCCGGCAAGGTCGGTGCATCTGGCCAGACTGGCACCGTCACCTATGACGACCTGGTCGATCTGGAGCACTCGGTCGATCCGTTCTACCGTGGCGCTGGACGCTGGATGATGCACGACGACACGCTCAAGGTGCTGCGCAAGATCAAGGACGGCAACAGCCGCCCGATCTTCGTGCCCGGCTACGAGCAGGGCAACCCGGCGGGCGCCCCTGACCGTCTGCTCGGTCGCCAGATCGTCATCAACCAGAACATGGATGTGATGGCTGCCAGCAAGAAGTCGATCCTGTTCGGCGACTTCAGCAAGTTCCTGGTGCGCGACGTGATGGACGTGACGCTATTCCGCATGACCGATTCGGCTTACACGCTGAAGGGCCAAGTGGGCTTCGTGGCCTTCTGCCGCTCCGGCGCCAACATGGTCGACAACGGCGGCGCGATCAAGTACTACCAGAACGCCGCGTCGTAATCGTGGATTGCAGGGGCTTCGGCCCCTGCGCCCCAACCGGAGCAATTCATGGCAAAAGAGAAAACCGCCGACAAATCCGGCGTAGTGAAGGTGCGCGTCCTAGTCGATTGTGAAGTCGGCAAGTGCAATACGCTCGCGCAAGTGAACGCTGCTGACCTGCCCGCACTGGATGGCAAGGTCGATCCGCACCCGGACGCGGTGGCTTACGTCGAGTCGTTGGGCGCGTAAATGTCCCCGAAACTCATCACCGCGCCCACCGAAGAGCCGATTGCGCTCGACGAGGCGAAGCTGCATCTGCGGGCGGACAGTGCCGACGATGACACGTTGATCGAGGCGCTGATCGTGGCCGCCCGTGAAGGCGCAGAGCACATCACCGGTCGCGCACTGATGCCGCAGACCTGGGAGATGGCGCTCGATGGGTTTCAGGACGTGATCTGCCTGCCGAAGTCGCCGCTGATGTCGATCGTCAGCATCAAGTACGCCGACCCGAGCGGTGATGTGCAGACATTGGCAGACGGCGCGTGGTGGCTAGACAGCTACAGTGAACCGGCCAAGCTATCCCCGGCTTACGGCGCATCCTGGCCGGCGACCCGCTGCCAGTCCAATGCCGTGCTGATCCGCTTCCAGGCTGGGTATGCGAATGCCGAATCCGTGCCGCAGGCCATCAAGCAATGGATGCTGCTGCAGATCGGTGCCATGTACGAAAACCGGGAAAGCGTTGGGCAGGCCAGCCTGGCGCAGCTGCCGTTCGCTGACCGGCTGCTCGACCCGTATCGCGTCTGGAGCCTGTAATGCAAGCCGGCAAACTGCGCCACCGGATCACGATCCAGCAGTTGATCGATGGTCAGGACGAAATCGGCCAGCCGGCGCAGACCTGGAGCGATGTGGCGACTGTCTGGGCCGACATCCGGCACAAGTCCGGCTCGGAGGCAATCAAGGCCGACCAGGTTACATCGACGGTGCAGGCCAGCATCAGGATCCGCTACCGGACTGGCATCAATGCCGGCATGCGCGCAGTGCACGGCGCCACGGTCTACGACATCAAGTCCGTATTGCCGGACGAGCGTAGCCGGGAGCATGTCGATCTGGTCTGCGAGGCCGCCAATGGCTGACGCTTTCAGCATTAAGTTCGACGCATCCGACCTGAATGCCGCGCTGGATCAACTGGCTGATGGCACGAGGGAGCAGGTTCGCCCTGCCGCTCAAGCTGGCGCGCAAGTGCTGCACGATGAGGTAAAGCGCAACGTCGATGCGCTCGGCAGGCACTCCGGACGGCTGTCGCAGGCGATCTATCAGGCGTATTCAAAAGACAACAGCAGCGAGGATCACGCGACCTATCACGTGAGCTGGAACTACAAGCGTGCACCGCATGGTCACTTGGTCGAATACGGGTACGTCCAGACGCGCAAGGTATTCATCGGCAAAGATGGGCAATGGCATTCGTCAAAGGAAAAGCTGGCAATGCCGAAGCACGTCCCGGCCCATCCGTTCCTGCGCCCAGCGTATGACTCGAAGGTGCTGGCGGCGCTGCAGGCCGCGAAGGCTCGATTCGAACAAGGCACGAAACAGGTGATCGCGGAGCTGCAGACATGACGATCGAAAAAGACATCTTCGACGCGCTCAAGGGGCTGGTTGGCAATCGGGTCTACCCGGATGTCGCCCCGTCTGGCGCGGTCAAGCCGTACATCACCTATCAGCAGGTCGGCGGGACTGCCTGGAACTTCCTCGAGGCGACGCTGACAGGCAAGCGCAACGGCCGCTTTCAGGTGAATGTATGGACCGACACCCGCGCTGCGGCGGCTTCCCTGTCCCGGAGCGTCGAGGATGCGCTGGTGCAGAACGTGAAGGCCTTTGTGCTGGGAGCGCCGGTATCGACCTACGAGGACGACCTGAAGCTGTATGGCACCAGGCAGGATTTCAGCATCAACTTTTAAGCCGCCCAGTTCGGGCAACCCTCAACGAGCCGCTCTGAGCGGCTTTTTTTACGTCTGACAGAAAGGTACGACTATGTCCGTCAAACTCCCGAACGGTGCAACCGTTTTCATCGCCAGCGGCTATGGTGCCGTCAAATCCATGACCGGCCTCACCAACGCTGATCCGGGCGTCGCCACGCTGGAAGCCTCGCATGGCGTATCCAGTGGCGACTTCCTCGAAGTCACGTCCGGCTGGTCGCGGCTGAACGAGAAGATCGTCCGCGCCGGCACCGTCTCGACCAACGATGTCCCGCTCGAAGGCATCGATACCACGCTCACCAGCATCTACCCGGCAGGCAGCGGCACCGGTTCGGTGCGTGAAATTACCGGCTGGACGCAGCTCCAACAGATCCTGTCGTCGAGCTCCAACGGCGGCGAGCAGCAGTTCCTGGAATACCAGCTGCTCGAAGGCGACGCGCAGAAGCGCATCCCGACCACCAAGAGTGCGGCCGGCCTGACCTTCAGCGTGGCCGACGACCCGACGCTGGCCGGCTTCATCCTGGCATCCGAAGCCAACGATGACCGCCTGCCACGTGCTGTCAAGATCGTGCTGCCGTCCGGCGCCATCATCCTGTACAACGCCTACATCTCGCTCAACAAGACCCCGAGCCTGACCGTGAACGAGATCATGGCCTGCCAGGTGACGCTGTCGCTGCTGAACGAGCCGGTCCGCTACGCCGCCTGATCATGGCGAAGCTGAAACTCAACCCGAACCCTACCTTCACTGCGAAGGTGGGGATTCACGTTCCCGGCGACGAGTCCGCCGAGGTGGAATTCACGTTCCGGCACCGCACGAAAGACGAGCTGCAGAAGTTCATCGACGAGAGCTCGGACCGGTCGGATGTGGACACCATTCTCCAGTGTGCAACGGGCTGGGAGCTGTCCGACCCGTTCAACGCGGAATCGGTCGGCATCCTGGTGCAGAACTACATCTCGGCGCCGCGGGCGATCTTCAACCGGTACATCGAAGAACTGGCGAGGGCCCGCGAAAAAAACTGAGGGAAGCCGCCGTCGCAATCTATTCGAATGGACCTACTGCGGAAGAGGCTGCAGCGTTTGGTCTGACGGTAGAAGAGGCGAGCGGCCCCCCGGTGGAAATCTGGCCGGACAACCTGCCTGCGGTCAATGTCTTCATCGCTATGCAAACGCAATGGCGAGTTGGCATGGGCGGGGCAACCGGTCTGGATTACGGCGTCCTGCCGAGCGTAATGCGTCTGACTGGCATTCCGCGCCGAGAGCATCAAGAGGTGTTCCAGTCGATCCGCATTCTGGAAGACGCCGCGCTGGAACAGATGCGCAAGAAATGATCCTGCCGCCTTCGGGCGGCTTTTTGTTGAGGTGGCAATGGCCGACTTGAAAGCCCAGCTAGAGATTTCCGCAGACGCTTCGGGCGTCGAAGCGGGCGTCTCCAAGGCCAAGCGCTCCCTTGCCGATCTTGGGGCAACGGCCTCGACGGCAGGCAAGCAGGCTTCGGACGGCCTGTCGACGATGGGCCGAGGCGGGGAGCAGTCGGCCGCAAAGATCGACGCCGCGACCAAGAACATGATTGGGTCGATCCAGCGCACCATCGCCACGATGGAAGCCGGGTCGCGTTCCAGCTCCAAGTATTTCGAGACCTTGGCAACACAGCGTGGCGTCGATACGTCTGCGCTCAAGCCCTATCTCGACCAGTTGGATGCGGTTGCGGCCAAGCAGAAGGTTGTCGACCAGTCCCTGCGCAGCACTGACCCGGCATTGAAGCAAGTCGGGGTCTCTGCTGCACAGACGGCCTTTGCCTTGCGCCAGCTGCCGGCGCAAATGGGCGACATCGCGATCAGCTTGCAAGGTGGCCAGCGGCCGCTCACGGTCTTTCTGCAGCAGGGCAGCCAAATCAAGGACATGTTCGGCGGGATCGGCCCGGCTGCCAAGGCGATAGGCGGATACATCGCTGGGTTGGTCAACCCGTTCACGATCGCGGCTGCGGCCGCCGGCTCGCTCGCTCTCGCCTACCACAAGGGCAGCCAGGAAGCGGATGCTTATGCGCGCTCTCTGATTTTGACGGGGAATGCCGCTGGGTTGACGGGGGATAAGCTGCAGTCGATGGCAGACAGGATTGCCGCAGCCAGAACAACGCAACATGAAGCCGCAGCAGCATTGGCCGAATTCGCGTCAACAGGCCGATTTTCCGGTGATAGCCTGGAAAAGTTTGCCGCTGTTGCGGTTCGGATACAGGAAGAAACCGGGCAGGCCGTCAGCGACACGGTCAAGCAGTTCGTCGAACTCGGGAAAGACCCGGTTGCCGCATCCGTAAAGCTGAATGAAACCACGCGCTTCCTGACGGCGGAAGTCTATAACCAAATCAAGGCGCTCGCAGAGCAGGGGAGAACGGCAGAAGCGGCGGTCAAAGCGCAGGACGCTTATGCCGACGTAATGAACCGGCGCATGGACCAGCTCGCCGGCCGACTTGGCACGATCGAAAAGCTATGGAAGGACATCGCGCTCGGTGCAAAGCTTGGCTGGGATGCCATGCTGGATATTGGTCGGCCAAGCACGAATTTCGACAAGATCAATACGGCACTTTCCGCCCGAGAGTCGCTTGAAAAGCAACTGCAGTCAGCAGAGAAGTACGGCGATAGCCAGCGCGCCGCCTATCTTAAGAAACAGTTGGATGGGAATCTAGCGCTGATCAACAGTCTGCGGGCTGTTGGCGACGCGGATCGGGCGAAAGCGGCCAAAGAGAAGGAAGACGCAGAGAAAGCCACCGGAAAAATCCGGCTTGATTCCTATCTCGATAATACCCAATACGCTGACAGCAAAACAAAGTACTCCCTCGAAGTAAAGAAGGAGAACGCCGCCTTTGCCGAGGCCGTCAAAGGGTTCTCCGTTGAGTCGAAAGAATACGAAAAAGCACTCGCTCGCCACAAGGCGAACCTTGCCTCGATCGCCGAACAGAACAAAGACAAGATCGGACTTGGAATTGATAAGGGGCGGCTCGGTCTTGACATCGAAACCATCCAGGCAGCCAGTCAAAAACTCGTCGGCATTTACAAGAATTCCGAGTCGATCATGGAGTCTGTGCACGCCGCCGGACTGATGAGTGACCGCGACTATTACGAGTCGAAGCGCGCATTCATCCGCCTCGAATCGTCGGCACAGGAAGACGCGCTGCAAAAGGAAATTGCCCGCTATCAGCAAGCGAAGCTCACCGGCAAGGCCAAGCTGGACAACGACAAGACGATCGCCGAGCTCGAGGTAAAGCTTGCTATTCTGCGGGGCGATACGACTGCGAAGCTGGTCGTTCTCAGCAACCAGGAGGAAGCCGCGGCAAGACGCCTGCAGTTGTCTTACCTGACTGCTCGGCAAGCGGCGCAGGACTATTTTGATGTCTTGCAGCGCCAGCAGAACCGCGATCTGGCCAGCCTCGGCCAAGGCGCGGAAAAACGCCGGTTCGATGCGGGCATCAATCAGATCGAGGACCGTTACGCCGGCCAGCGCCGCGATCTGGAAAATCAAAAGGCGCAGTTGGAACTCGAAGGCAAGTTCACCGAGGACGCCCGCACGCAATACGAGCAGCGGTTGGCGATCATCAACGAGTTCCAAGCCAAGTCGATCGATTCCTACAAGGCTTATTACGACGAGCTGATGAAAAAGCAGGGCGATTGGTCGCTCGGCGCATCCGAAGGGCTGAACAACTACCTCGACGAGTCGCGCAACGTCTTCCGACAAACCGAGAGGCTAGTGTCAAATGCCTTTCAGGGCATGGAAGACGCATTGGTGAACTTTGTCACCACCGGGAAATTGTCGTTCGGCGATCTGGCGAAATCGATTCTGGCTGACCTGGCGCGGATGGAAATCAAGGCCGCCATGTCGTCGATCTTCGGCAAGGGCGGGCTTGATCTGGCGAGCCTGCTGAAGGGTGGTTCTGGCACCTTCGCCTCCGACGTCAATTTCTCCGCCAACGCATGGGAATCGATGATCCCTTCCGCCAAGGGCAACATCTTCGATGGTGGCTCCGTGGTCAAGTTCGCTAACGGCGGTGCGTTCACAAACAGCATCGCCACCCAGCCGACGATGGCACCGATGGCACTGTTCGGCGAAGCGGGGCCGGAAGCGATCATGCCGCTGATGCGTGGTCCCGATGGTTCGTTGGGAGTCAAGGCAAATGGGGAAACGCAACCCGCACAAATCAACCATGCGCCAGTGATCAACATCAACGGGTCTGGTTTGACGCCGGCACAAGCAAGAGAAATTGCGATTCAGGTCGCGCAGGCGAGTAATGCGCATCTTGTCGACCAACTCAGCCGGGCGAGGCGGATATGAGCATCATCACCTGGCCGGGCTTGAAAGTTGCCTCGATTCGCTGGAAGCGCGTCGATCTGGGCATCGTCAACCGCAGCGTGTTCGGCTCGCAAGTCATCGGCACCGGCGCTCCCTTGTGGGCGGTGGAACTGGTGGGTGTGCCGCAGTATTGGGCGGAAGCGCATTCAATCTCTGCCGTCCTCGAATCGCTAGGCGGCTACGCCAACCAGCTCGCGCTCTGGCATCTTGCCCAGCCTTACCCACTTGGGACGATGCGCGGGGAGATGGTGCTGATTTCCAATGCCGCGCAGGGCGAGACCTCGCTCCAAATCATCGCGCCAGGGCAGGCCGGCAAGACTCTGAAACGTGGAGATCTGCTCGGCATAGGCAGCGGAACCACGCAGCAGGTCGTTCGAAATGCTGCGGATGCGACGGCGGACAGTGGCGGCGAGATCACGGTTTCGCTCACCGGGCCAATACGGAATGCCTTCTCTGCTGGAACATCGGTCACCTGGGACAAGCCGAAAGCCCTGTTTCGCCAAGCGTCCATCAATGACGGCATCGAGTACCAGTCGGTGATCGGTCAGCCGTGGTCGCTGTCGCTGATTGAGAGCTGGGCGCCATGACGACCGAGAACCAGCAGGCCGCGCTCGCCAAGGCGCACGTCGATACGGCCTTCTTTGCGGAGTTCCGGTTCGACAGCGGCACGGTACGGGTATCGAACTTCAACCAGACGGTGACGTGGGGCGGGTACGACTGGACCGGCATCGGTTCGCTCGGCGGAATTTCCGCGATCCAGGAATCCGACAGCCTGACGCCCCAAGGATTGAGCTTCACGCTCAATGTCGCCGATCCGTCGTTGCTCGCTCTGGCCGTGGGGCCGGTGGAGGACTATCGGGGAAGGCGCGCCAAGCTGTATCGCTGCCCGCTGAACGAGAACCTGCAACTGATCGACACCCCGGAAATCTGCTGGTCCGGCCTGATGGACATGATGTCGATCGGGATCGGCGAGAGTGGAGAAGGGCAGATTTCGCTCAAGTGCGAATCGTCGGCCTTCGGGCTGAAACGCCGCCCCATCTTACGCATAAATTCGGCGCAGCAGAAGAAGAAATACCCGAACGATACAGGTCTAGATTACTTAACAAGTCTTATATCCGCCCCAACGCTATGGCTGAGTATTAAGTTCCAGCGTCAGGACTAGATGACTGTATTTATATACAGTAAAATGACGCAGGCCTCAGTGTGTCACCACCGAGGCCCACTTCCCAAAAATCGTTATGAAGGAACGATCAATGAGCGATAAGAATTCTACGCTAACGCAAGAAATGGTGCGTGAGGCGCTGAGCTATAACCCTAGCACTGGCGAATTTAAATGGGCGGTGACCAGGGGAGCAATAAAAGCGGGATACCCAGCCGGAAGCAAGCATAACCGCGGATATTTAACCATTCGTTTATTCGGGAAACTGTATTTGCTGCATCGAGTTGCATGGCTGTACGAACACGGGGCATGGCCAGAAGAGCAAATAGACCACATAAATGGCGACAAAAAAGATAACAGAATCGCCAATTTGCGCTGCGTTTCCGGCGCTATTAACGCTCAAAACAAGAGCGCAGCCATTGGAAGCAATAAGTCAAGCGGTCTTCTTGGGGTTAGCTACAACAAGAAACTCGGACGATGGCATGCGTATATAAACGTGAATAGGCGCAGAAAGTTTCTTGGGTATCACGATACGGCAGAAACTGCTCATGCAGCTTACATAAAGGCAAAGCGTGAAATTCATCCAGGCTGCACGATTTAACGCTAGCAGAGAGAACGCGGAAAAGCACCTTCTGGTGCTTTTTTTACGTCCATGACCCTCGCCGATTACATCACCGAGAACCTGCAAAGGCCGTTCGCGTGGGGAAGCTTTGACTGCGCCCTGTTCGCGGCCGGCTGGGTCGAGCACAAGACCGGCCGCAATCCGCTGGAAGGCATCCCGGCATGGAGCAACAAGCGGGAAGCTATCAAGACCATCCGGGCGGTGGGCGGACTGGCGGCAGCATTAGATGCGCGGTTCGAGCGAATCAACCCGCATCTGGCAACAGACGGAATGCTCGCCATGCGCAAGGGCGCGGTGATGCTGTTTTCCGGCTCGCGCATCGTCGGGCCGGGATGGAATGGCTTGGTATTCGTGAGCAGGATGGAGGCGGAGGCGGCATGGCGTATCTGATTCTTGCGCTGTGGCTGTTGCTGCCTGCTGTGGCGCACGCCAATGAGGTCGTCGGAGGTGTGGTTGCAATTGCCGGCCTTGTGATCGGCGGGCCGATTGGAGCGATACTTCTAGCCGTCGGAAGTAGTGTCTACGGCACTGCCCAGCAGCGCCGCGCCGAACAAGCCGCGAAGGACGCCTACAACGCTGGCCTGAAAGACCGCACCATCACCGCCGTTGCGACCGATATGCCGTACCGGTACGTCTATGGCCGCGCCCGCGTTGGTTCTGCCGTGGTTGCCATGTTCACGTCCGGGGACAAGGACCAGTACAAGCACCTGGTCTGCGTGCACGCCGCCCATGAGTGCGATGCCTTCGAAGAAATCTACATCGCCGGCAAGGCGCTCGGGCCGCTCGATTCTTCTGGAAATGTCACGTCCGGCGATTACTACTACACGACCACCGAGTATTACAGCGCCCGGTTGTTTTCGACGTCGACCGTCTTCCCCTACGAGGGCATTTCCGGCGTCCGTGTCACGACGAATCAATGGGCCGGCGATGGCAACAGTGAAGTTCCGTTCTCGTTTGATGCCGCGACGAAGACGCTGACGATTAGCCGCGATCCGAGCGCCGATGTCATTTATGCGTCCTTCTACTGCAAGGTGGGACACTCCCGCGTCAACGTGCAGAAGCATCTCGGCACGCCGGGACAGGCAGTAGACGCCTATCTGCATGGCATCGTTGGCACTAGCGTCTGGCCGAACACGTCAACTTTGACTGGATTCACCTATACGGTGGTCACGCTCGACCTGAACCAGCCGGAGTTTCAAGGCGGGATTCCAACGATTGAAGTGCTGCTAAGGGGGAAAAAGCTCTACGACCCGCGCAGCGGTACTCGGTACTGGAGCTATAACCCGGCGCTGGTGATCTACGATTACTTGACCTCGGAGATGTGCGGGGTCGACGCGGCAGATATTCCGCTGGCCGACGTGATCACCGCCGCTAATGTCTGCGACACGCTGACGGCCGGGGCTTCGGTATCCGGTTCCGACAACCGCTACACCATCAACGGCTCGGTATCGTCCGATGACGATCAGGCGCAGGTGCTGGAGCGCATGGCGCAGGCGATGGCCGGTGGGATCGTTTCGACCAACTGGCGCATGTGGGCTGGCAACTATACCGCGCCGGTGATGGCGCTGGATCAGTCAGACATTGTTGGTGAAATCTCCATCACTCCCGGCCTGTCGGATGCGGATGTCTACAACGGCATCAAGGGCCGGTACATCGGGCCGGTGAATGGATATGTCGAAACCGACTTCACGCCATACCAGAACAGCGTCTATGTCTCGGCTGACGGTGGGAAGGAAAAGTGGAGCAATATCGATTTCCACTTCACCGACGATCCGCAGCGCATCCATAACCTGTGTCGCATCTTCACCGAGGACCAACGCAACGGCTTCACCTTCAAGGGCGTGTTCAGCCTGAAAGCCTGGAGCCTGCAGATCGGGGATCGCGTCACGCTGACCTCTCCGGTATTCGGGTTTGCCGCAAAGGTCTTCCGTGTCACGGACAAGCAATATTCTCCGGGATCGGGCGCTTCCCTGACCCTGAAGGAAGATGCTGCCGAAATTTGGGACTTGGCCGATGCGGTGGTGGTCGATGCCACGCCGAACACGAATCTCCCCAATCCGTTCTTTGTCCGGCCGCTGGCTTCGCTGACCTGCACATCCGGCACCAACGAACTGCTGCTGCAGGCAGATGGAACGATCGTCTCGCGCATCCGCGCAGCCTTTCCGGCCTCGACGGATCAAGCCGCTAATCATGGCGTGATCGATGTGGAGTGGATCGTCGCCGGCGGGACGGTATGGAACCGAATGCAGGTGTCCGGTGATGCTTCGGATGCCTATTTGTCGCCGGTGATCGACCGCGCGCCATATACAGTTCGGGCACGGCTGCGCAACCCGAGCCTCAATGTCTCTTCGGACTGGGTTTATACGAACCATACGGTCATCGGAAAGACAGAGCCGCCGCCGAATATCATCGATCTGACGATTTCCGGGACCGTGCTGAGCTGGACGCCGGTTCAAGCCTTGGATCTGGCGGGCTACGTGTTCCGGTTCCATTATGGGTCGAACTTCGATTGGGGCAGCGCCGCGCCCTTGCATTCAGGACTGATCACGCAGAATCCATTCGATCTGGTCACCCGTCCGGGCGGCGTGGTGACGATCATGGGCAAGGCAGTGGATACCACCGGCAACGAATCGCGGGCCAGCAGCAATATCGTGACCGACCTGGGCGATCCCTACATTGCCAATGTGGTGGAAGTGATCGATCTGCAGGCGCAGTCCTTCCCCGGCACCGTGACGGGCGGCGGATTGGTGGACGGCGCTTTGCTGGCGGACGCGACCGACTCGGCCTATGGCACAGATAACCAATCGTTTTTCGGGCAAGACAACGATCCGGCCTATGACCTGTCGTCCTACGCCCAGATGGTCTACACGTCGAGCGAAATACTGATCGCCAGTGCGTTGGCAGGTTCGGTTGCCACGCTTGACATCGCCTCACAAGGTGCTGATCTGACCATCGAGTATCGATTCGCTGGGCCGAGCTCGGCCTACGGTCCGGATGGTGACTCTGCCTATGGGGCGGATGCGGAACCGTTCTTTGATGCGCCAGGGTCGTGGATTCCTTGGCCCGGTCAGATTGTGGTGCGCAATGATGCCTACCAGTTCCGCGTCACGCTCGGCGCCGGCGCAACGCATGGTCATATCAGCGCACTGTCGCTGACGATCGACGCGCCGGACATGGTCGAAGACCTCTCCGACCTGACGATCAGCTCGGCCGGCACGGCGATTCCGTACACGTCTGACTTCACCGCAATCACAAATATCCAGGCGACGCTGCAGGCAGGGGCGAGCGGAGCGGTGAGCCTGGAGATCGACAAAACCAACCCACTTACCCCTGTTGTGAAGGCATACAACGCCAGCCACGTTGCTGTCAGTGGAGCGACGGCGGATATTCGACTGAAAGGATACTAAATGAGCACCAAGGCACCTCTGCGCACCGCGCTGTCGGATACCTATCCGAATCCGTCAAACGCCGTTCTGCGCACTGGCATGGGTGCGCTATGGGATTTCGTCAAGGCCAAACTGGGTATCGATGTGGCGCCGGTCAGCATCGATTCGTCGGCTACGGTCAATATCGGCGCGGCGGACAGTACAAACATCACAATCGCCGGAACCACCACCATCACCGCGTTCGATGCGGTCGAGGCCGGCTTTCAGCGCGACGTGACCTTCTCCGGCGCTCTGACTCTCACCCACAATGCGACTTCGCTGATCCTTCCGGGTGGCGCCAATATCACGACCACGGCGGGTGACTGCGCGACATTCCTTTCGCTCGGCTCGGGTAACTGGCGGTGCATCAAGTACCAGCATGCATCCGCTTCAGCGGCGCGCGCCTCCCTCGGCTTGTCCTATGGGCCGACCTTCCGCGCCTACGCTGCAGCCGGCGCGAACATCACTAGCAGTGCTGCGACAAAGATAAGTATTGGATCGAAGGATTTTGATCCCGACAATGTCTTCGACTACGTCAATTTCCGCTTCAAGCCGACCGTCGCAGGGTATTACCGTATTTCTGCAGGGGCGTATCTCATCACCGATGCGGCGGCGACCCAGGCCCGCGCCATCATCTACAAGAACGGCAGCGAGTATTCGCGCTGCTCAAATAGTCCAACCTCGGGGGCCTCCCGGGCCGCGATCTCAACCGGTTCGGATCTGGTTTACCTGAACGGCACGACCGATTACGTCGAACTGTATGTCTTCCAAGACTCCGGCGTGAATGCCTCTCTCATTGGGGGCGCGTCGGTGACCTACATGTCGGGTGAACTTGTGAGGCCAGCATGAGCGCCCTTGTTTCCGTATTGAAGTTTCTGTATCCAGAGGCCGATCTCGAGCGCGACATTCTGCTTCAAGACGACGGAAGCGGGGCGTACATCAAGGCGTGGAAGCTTGAAACGCCGCCGCCTACGCAAGCCGAGATAGAGGCGGCAATGGAGCAATCCGCCGCGGTGCAAGCAAGAGAGCGAATCATGGCGCAGATCGATGCCCTGGAGCGCGACGCTCTACAGAACCGTGGCGACCGGGAACTTGCGCTGATCAACATGCAGGATCTGGCGCGCCGGAAGGTCGAGGCTTATCTCGAAGCCAATCCCGACGACCCGACGCCGGCCGCAGACCTGATCCAGCACGAACTGGAAACCACGCCGTATTGGGTCAAGCTCACCGAGCTTAACGCGCAGATTGCCGTGCTGAGGGCGCAACTATGATCCTGCTCTATCTCTACATCGGCTTTGTCGGGCTGACTTTCGGCCTTTGGTTCTACTACGTCCAGGTCATGGGCATGATGGCCGCCCGTGATGCCGGCCGGATTCCGCCCGACACACTGCGCATCTGTCAGGCCGTCCTGTTGGTCGGGCTGGCGTTCGATGTGCTCTACAACGTCATCATTGGCACGATCATCTTCCTCGATCTCCCGCGTGAAGCGACGTTGACTGCCCGACTGATCCGCTACAAAAAAGCAGGCGGCTGGCGTGGCAAGGTCGCTAACTACATCTGCGCCAACCTGTTAGACCCGTTCGACCCGAGCGGCTGCCACTGCAAGACCAACTGACCCGCTCGGCGGGTTTTTACGACATCAACAACAAGGCCGACCATGAGCAAACTCACCGGAACCGAAGCCTCCAGCTACGCAGGCGCTGCCGCCTCGATTGGCGCATCCCTGACCCTGACCGACATCGGCATCATCGTCGGTATCGTGACCGCGCTGCTGACGTTCGGGCTGAATGCTTACTACATGTACCGCAGGGACAAGCGCGAGCAAGAGTCCAATGAGGCGGCGCTGAAAAAGCTGCGGGGTGAGTGATGAATAAGCAGCGCATCATGGTCGCCGCGCTCACGCTGTCGGCGACAGCTCTGGTCGGGCGTGCGGTGCAGGAAGGCTACACCGATGAAGCCGTGATTCCTGTTCCGGGGGATGTCCCGACCCTCGGCTTTGGAACGACACAGGGCGTCAAGCTGGGCGACAAAACGACGCCGGTCAAGGCATTGCAGCGGGCCTATGCCGACATGCAAACCTACGAAGGCGCGATCAAGCGCTGCGTCACCGCCCCTTTGCACCAGGCCGAGTATGACGCCTATGCCGAACTCGCTTACAACATCGGCCCGACTGCGTTCTGTGGCTCCACGCTGGTGAAGCGGCTGAATGCGCAGGAGTACCGCGCCGCCTGCGATCAGATCCTGGTCTGGAAGATGTTTCGCGGCTTCGACTGTTCGACGCCTGGTAACAAGGTCTGTAGCGGCTTGTGGAAGGATCGGCTGCGGCTGCACCAACAATGCATGGTGGCGCAATGACAGCCCGCATCCTTGCTCTGCTGGCCGGCGTCGCAGTCGCGTTCTCGGCGGGGTGGCTGGTCAACGGCTGGCGGCTGGGCGAGCAGATCGCGCACATCGAAACCGAGCAAGCGCAAGCCGAGTTGTCTGCCGCGCTGGCGGCCGGCATCAAGGAGGCCGAATGGACGAAGAACCTGGAGGATGCTCGAAATGCTGCGACCAAACGTGAACAAACGCTGCGCCGCGCTGCTGCTGGTGCCCGTGATGTTTCTGACGGCCTGCGCGCCGATCTTGCAGAACTCCGGCGCCAGTTGCCCGACCTTGCCGCCGAAGCCGTCCGTCAGCGAGCCGATACCCTCGCAGAGCTATTCAACCAGTGCCAAGAAGACTATCGAAGCGTGGCGGAAAAGGCTGACCGACATGCCAGCGATGTCCAAACCCTAGAGCAGGGCTGGCCGAGATAGGAGGCGACATGCCGCCACGGAAAAAGGTGGCCAAATCTACGGCTGTGCTGGAGTGCTGCGGCAACTGCCGCTTCTACAAGCCGAACGGAGATGCCGGCATTTGCCAGCGTTACCCGGCCAAGGTGATCGTGGACGGTGGGATTTATTCCGTCCGTCCGGTCATGGAACCCGCCGAGTGGTGCGGGGAACATCAGGGGCCTAGACAATGACGGACAAGGAACTGCGTAGCTGGGCAACGGTGCGGGAACTGGAATTCCTTGATGCCATAGAAGCGCACGGCGGCATCAGGAAGGCAGCCAAAGCACTCGGTATCGACCACAGCACCATCGTCAAGAGCATGGCGGCATTGAAGCGCAGAGCAGCGGCACATGGATATGCGCCAGAACACGACATGACGCGCCCGACCGCGCCGGGGTTCGCCGCCAAGCGCATCAGTTCAAACTACGTCGACGGCAAGCTCAAGCAGCAGTGGGTCATCCAGGAGCCAGACAAGGCGCAGGCAGAGGAAGCCTTGCGGGAGTTCGCCGATTCGCTGGCGCAGAGCGTGAAGGGGCTGGCGCCGGTCACCAAGCCGCCGAAGGTAGCGGATACCGATCTGCTGTGTGTGTATCCAATGGGCGATCCGCATTTCGGGCTGCATGCCTGGTGGCAGGATGCCGGCGAGGACTTCGACCTGAGAATTGCCGAAAACCTGACCTATGGGGCGATTGACAGGCTGGTCGCTAGTGCGCCGGCAGCGGAAACCGCCTTGCTGCTGAACCTCGGCGACATGTTCCATGCTGACAATCAAAAGAACGTGTCGCAGTCCGGCCATCAGCTCGACGTGGACGGCCGCTGGGCGAAGGTGCAGCAGGTGGGGCTGCGCGCCATGATCTATTGCGCTCAGAGACTGCTGGTGAAACATCGAAAGGTGATCGTCCGAATCAACAAGGGCAACCACGACGGCCAATCGTCCTATGCGCTGACAATGATGCTGGCCTGCTATTTCCACAATGAGCCGCGGATTACCGTCGATCTGTCTCCTGCGGTGACTTGGTATTACCGCTTCGGCAAGGTGCTGATCGGCTCGACCCACGGCGACACGATCAAGGGGCCGGCAATGGTCGGCGTCATGGCAGCAGACCGTCCGGCAGATTGGGGTCTGACCGTGCATCGCTATTGGTATGTCGGCCATGTGCACCATCAGGACATCAAGGAATACCCGGGCGGGATCGTCGAATACTTCCGCACCCTGGCGGCGCGGGATGCCTGGCATGCGGGGCAGGGCTACCGGGCTGGCCGGGACATGCGCCTGATCGTGCTGCACAAGGAGCATGGCGAAATCGAGCGCCATCGTTGCGATGTTGGCATGTTAAGGGAGGCAGCGTGAACGATCCAGTCAACCATCCGAGCCACTACACCAGCCATCCCAGCGGCGTTGAGTGCATCCAGATCACCGAGCACATGTCGTTCAACCTGGGCAATGCGCTCAAGTACATCTGGCGCTGCGACCTCAAGAAGGATGCGATTGAGGATCTGAAGAAGGCCGAGTTCTACATCCGGCGCGAAATCCAACTCCGGGAAAACCGGGAAAACCGGGGCAATCATGGCTGACGCTGCCGATCGCGCCGATAGCGAAACCGACGCCGCCTTTGCTGAGGCACTATGGCAGGCTCGACGCGCTCCAGCCCTGCGACCAAAGGGCGCCTGTCACTTCTGCGATGAGCCGGTAGAAGCGCCGAAGCTGTTCTGTTCGCTGGAGTGTGCAGAGGATTTCGAAGCCGAGGAAGAGGCGCTCAAGCGGATGGGGCGGCAGGGCGCTTGATGCCTGCCAGCGCCAACGACAATTGGAAAATTCCCAAAGTCGTTGGAAATGTTAGTGGTTGCTACCACTGAACATGAGGAAATTTGGGGTGGCCGATGGGACTCGAACCCACGACGACAGGAATCACAATCCTGGACTCTACCAACTGAGCTACGGCCACCACTGAATGGTTTTGCCTGGCGCCAAGC